CAATGGAATGAGTTTGATGATTATTTAGGTTAGGAGGTGTATTGTGTTTGAAAAACTTAAGTCGATTATGTCTGAAAAATTTAACTCAGAAGAAATTAAATTTGAACAGGAATTAGATGCTGATTCTTTTAGCCTGACTATTACCTTCAGACAGCCGGTAAATCTGATAAATGGGGATAAAATAATTATAAACTATGAGGATTTAATACCAATTTTAGTAACTCTTAGATGAAAAAATAGTTCTTGACATTCACTTAAAAGTGTGATATAGTAGTATTAGGTTTATAATTCAGATTGCCACCAGTGGCAATCTCAAATGTGGAGGTGTATGATGAGTGCGACAAATAATACCCCGAAAGCTGAGGATTTTGATTTTGTAGAGACAACTAAAGACTCAAAGGAAAAGAAAGAAAAGATATTAAGACCTATCCTGCCAAAAGAATCTGCAAAAAAGAGAATTGCAAGATTGGAAAAGCAGATTGCCACCAGTGGCAGTCTGACTCCTAAAATGATTAAAGAAGCCCGTGAGCTTGCGGCAACTCCAAAAGGACTTGAGATTGATAAATTTATGCAGAAGCACAAACTTATCAATATTGATCTTCAACAATTACTTCATGCACCATTGAAAAAAGACGGTTCTTTTGCTTAGGAGATATTATGCCTAAATTAACACCAACCGAAGTCGAATGGCATTGTCGTAGAGTAGAAAGTCTTTATACTGATCGTGCTAATTTTGATACTATGTGGCAGGAAATAGCAGAGAGAACCTATCCTGAACATGCTAACTTTATTTATACTCCTTTCGCTGGTGAGAAGCGTATGCAGAAAGTATATGATTCTGTAGCTATTCACGCCAATCAACTTCTTTCTTCTGGTCTATTCTCCCTTCTTACTTCTTCAGCAAATCAATGGGCGCAGTTCCTACCTGTTGATCTTCAATTTAATGATATTCGTGAAGTAGCTTTATATCTGGATGATGTATCTAAGATAATGTATCATGAGATTAATAAAGCATCCGCCGGATTTTCTACTGCTGCTCATGAATCATATCTATCTTATGGGGCGTTTGGAAATCTTTGTATGTTTGTAGAAGAGATACTTGAACAAGATTCTTTATCCTTTTTATCTCTTCCATTATATGAATGTTATTTCATAGAAAATCAATATGGTTTCGTCGATACCTTATATAGAAAATATGATCGAACAGTTGAACAGCTTGTGAGGAAGTTTGGAAGAGATAATTTATCACCTACAACTAAAAAGTTTGTTGATGATAATAAAATTGATACAAAGATTAAGTGCTTTCATATTGTATTACCACGTGAAACTCACGATATGTTATCCCGTAGTTCTATCGAAAAACCTTATGCGTCCATCTATATAGAAAAGAAAGAAAAACACATTATGCATGAGGGTGGATATGATGAACTTCCTTTTATGGCGGCCAGATTTTATAAAGAATCTTTTGAGACCTATGGTCGTGGGCCAGGTTCAACTGCGTTACCCGATAATAAGATGTGTCAAAAGGTAGCGCAAGTTACAATTCGTGCAGCTCAAAAGACTGTTGATCCAGCTCTCATACTTCCTGATGCTGGATTTCTAAGACCTTTACGGACAACTCCAGGCGGACTTAATTTCTATCGTAAGGGCAGAATCAGTATGAAAACTGATATTGATATTCTACCTACGGGAAATCCTGGAATAGGGTTAGAATATCTGGAGTCATTACATCAGCGTATTCGTGAGGCTTTTTACGTAGATCAATTACAGTTACATACTGGCCCACAAATGACTGCTACTGAAGTTATGCAACGAACTGAAGAAAAATTACGATTAATGGGACCGTTGTTAGGTCGTATTCAAACAGAGTTTCTTGGGCCTCTTATCAAGCGAGTTTATGGACTGCTTGAGAGAGCAGGTAAATTTCCACCTATGCCTGAAATATTAATGCAGCAACCTATTAAAATTGTATACACATCGCCTATTGCAAGAGCGCAAGAACAGGTGGAAGCTAATGGTCTTATGAGAGCTTTCAGTGTTCTTGAACCTCTGATTAAAATGAATCCTGAGATATTAGATGTATTTAATACTGATGAAATGTCTCGTGGTGTGTTTGATATGTTTAGTATTAGTCAGAAATTTCTTAATAGTAAGAATGACGTTAAAAAGACAAGACGAGACCGAGCAGAAGCACAGAAGAAAAAAGAAGAAGCTGAAAATCTTAGAGCTTCCGGACAGGGTACAGATGCTATGGCAAGAGCAGCAGCCACAGCAAAAGACGCTGGCATGATGCCAGAAGGAGCTTTTGGTACATTGCAATAGGGAGACTGCCACCAGTGGCAATCACAGATAAAATACAAGAGTTACTTAATAAAAAAAGATACCGAGCATATCAAGAAGTATTCAGTGTTGAAGGCTTACATTCGAGAGAAGTGCTTAAAGATCTGTGTGCGGCACATCACGTGTTTGATGTTGGGTTTGATTCAGATCCTATTGAACTTGGAAGAATGGCAGGAGAACGTAACGTAGTGTTACGAATATTAACTATATTAAAATTAAAGCCAGAAGATATTGTTGATCTGGCGAAGGAGGATTAGGATGAGTTGGTTTCTCAAAAGACTAAGCCCCCTCCACAGTATAGAAGGAGAAGGTGAGGGTGGTGGTGGTAGTGGTGGAGAGGGTGGTGGAGAAGGTGGTGGCGAAGGTGGTGGGGAAGAAACTTGGCACTCGAAATTACCTGACGAGTTAAAAGCGGAACCATCCTTAGTTGATTTTAAAGATGAATCAGAGATGATTCCAATGCCAGTAAACGTGGCTAAATCATTTGTGCATACTAAGAAATTGGTGGGCGCAGATGTTATAAAGATGCCTACTACAGATGAAGAACGAATGGAATTGTATACTAAACTTGGTAGACCTGAAACTGATGAATTGTATGTGCTCCAGGCAGCAGCAGATATTAATCCAGTAATTAAAGAATCTTTAGAAAAAGATTCTTCTTGGTTTCGGAAAACAGCACATGAGTTGGGTTTGAGTGATAAACAGGCAACAGCTTTATATACTAAGTTTACGAAAGAAACGTCTGATAAGTATAATGAAACTATACAGCTTGCAGAACAAGAAGGCATTAACACTGAAATTCAGTTACGAACCGAATATGGTACTGCGTATGACGGTAAAAAAGTTTTAGCACAACGAGCCATGCAAGAAATCGGTGGTTCTGAATTTATGGAATTAATAAATGCTTCAGGTATGGTCAAGAATCCAGCTTTTATTCGTGCCATGTTTAAGGTTGGGGATATGATGGCTGAGGATTTAGGATTAGATAAATCCACTGGCGCACTTATTAAATCTAAATCTTCAGTACAAGAAGAAATCTCAACTCTTATGGCACATAAAGCGTATTTTGATGGTGCGCATCCCGAACATAAAAGTATAGTTCAAAAGGTTGCTACTCTAAATCAACAGTTACATGGTACGAAACCTGTTCCAGAAACTGTTACAGGTGTGGCAGCTTTTTAGATTGCCACCAGTGGCAATCCGCAGATTAGGCCCAAGCCCCTGCAACGTGTATTAATTGGGCCTCCTGTTGGTCAGGAGACTACCCTCGGCAAAGGTAAGTTTTCTAATTTTAACAGGAGGACCAATTATGAGTCAACAAATAACCACTGCAATGGTTGAGCAATATAAATCTAATATTGATATGCTTAGCCAGCAGAAAGGTTCTCGCCTTCGTAATGCCGTTCGTAATGAAACTGTTGTTGGTGAAAATGCTTATTTTGAGCAGATCGCCGCAACAACGGCACAACTTAAGACGACTCGTCATATGGACACACCTCAAACCGACACTCCACATGCAAGGCGTAGAGTTTCTATTGCGGATTATGTGTGGGCAGATTTTGTCGATAAAGAGGATTTAGTCCGTACTCTGATTGATCCAACAAGCCCGTATGCTGTAAATGCTGTAAATGCGTTTGGTCGTGCTATGGATGATGTAATTATTGCGGCCGCACTTGGAACGGCTTACACAGGTAAAGCTGGTGGTACTGCAACCGTTATGCTTCCTGCACAGCAGATTGCAGAAGGTAATACCGGCCTTACGGTCGCTAAGCTCATTCAGGCAAAGGGTTTGTTTTGGTCAAATGACGTAGAAGAGGACGAAGAGCTTTTTCTCTGTTGTCGGGGTAAACAGCTTGAGGATTTACTCGCAACAACTCAGGTTACAAGTTCCGATTACAACACTGTGAAGGCGTTGGTTAAGGGGGAAGTAGATCAGTATATGGGGTTTACTTTCATTCGTTCACAAAGAATTTCAACAGATGCTAATGATATTGCTTTGTGTTTTGCGTGGGCAAGAAGTGGTATCGCTCTTGGTCTTGGTGTAGATATTCACACCAGGATTTCTGAACGAGCAGACAAGAACTATCTCACACAAGTCTGGTGCGGCATGACTATCGGGGCAACCCGTATGGAAGAAGTCAAGGTTGTCGAAATAGGCTGTGATGAGACACCGGATTAAGGAGGTAAGTCATGACGACATTTTATTCTACTGAAATGACAAAAGTTCTTGCTGTACCTCAAGTGCCATTGTCTCCTATAGCTCATCATGGTAAGATTCGTTTTGCTAAGGTGACTTATTTACAGGTAGCGGCAGGAGATGCTGGTGATCTTATTCAATTATGTAAACTTCCGGCAGGTCGTGTAAGATTGATTGGGCGTTTGAGTAATCTCTATGTCAATCTTACTACAGCTACCAATTTTATTGACATCGGGTGGGCAGCATACGTTGGTCTTGATGGCGTTGCTGTTGTTGCTGATCCTGATGGTTTAGATGATAATATTGATGTTGAAAATGCTCTCACGACTCTTGTGGGTACGGTTGCCGCTGTAGTAGCAGTTGGAGGCAATAAACTTTTTGAATCGCAGGAAGGCGTAGTAATTACGTTAACCTCTGTCGAGATTCCAGCAGCAAATGATACGCTTGACGGGTTTATTGCTTATGTACTCGATTAACCTTTTTCCTACCTTGGATTGCTACCAGTGGCAATCCAAGGTAGCTTAAAGGGCTAATCAAAGGAGATTATTATGGCTTCTGATATAAACATAGTAAATAACGCACTGATAGCTTTAGGTGAGAAAACTATTCTTGCTGTGTCAGCTACTACTAAAGCTGGCCGGCTTTTACAGACTATATTTGAAGATAAGCGTGATTACTTATTGAGGAAATACCGCTGGACTTTTGCAGCAAAACGTAAAAATATTGCGGCTGACGTTGAAACTCCTTCCCACCAGTATGCTCACCAATTTACTTTACCATCTGATTGCCTACATTTTAGAAGTATATATCCTGACACAATTGTATATCGTCTCGAAGGAAATAAGATTCTCTGTAGTGAAGACGAGTTGGATATTGAGTATACGTATCGAGTAACTGATCCGAATGAAATGGATGTGATTTTTCGTGAAACATTTTCTGCGTTACTTGCTCGTGAACTTGCCATTCCTTTATGTGACAGTGTACGAAAATTTGATAAAATGGATGCGGCATTTGAAGATAAGATTGCTGATGCCAGATTTTCAGATAGTATTCAAGATGATTTAGAAGCAATACAAGCTAATGATTGGTTAAACGAAAGATTTTAGATTGCCACCAGTGGCAGTCTGGAGAAATTAAATGCCAAGAATAGATCCCATTCAAGAAGCGTTTACAGCCGGTGAAATAAGTCCTCGCCTACTT